GACAATTATCTATCATTTTCAAAAGATTTATCCTCACAAACTGAATTTGTGAAGACTCTAAGAGAGAAAAGAGAAACACTCGTTGAACTCAAATCCAAAATATCAGGTATTACCGAATATAAAATAACAAATATAAAAAAAATACATGAAATTGGTCGTATTCTAAAATACTTTTATGAATTACACGACAATAAAGATTATAATGATGCGATACTGTATTCATTTGGATTTAATGGATATATTGATTGTTTAGAAGGTCTAATAGTCAACATCAACGAACGAAAAATTAACTTTGCGCAATTTACAGATAAAAATAAGAAAACCGTTTTCAAAAACAGTTATTATGCTTCTTTAATGAATAACAAGCCCATCAAAAACACAATTAAATTAAATAAAAACATAATCATTACTGGACCAAATGCTTCAGGGAAAACCACTATATTAAAATCAACGCTTATTAATATTATTTTCACACAACAATTTGGCTGTGGATTTTATGATTCGGCAAGAATAAACCCCTACAAGTATATACATTGTTATATTAATATTCCGGATACATCTGGAAGAGATAGCCTTTTTCAAGCAGAGGCAAGAAGATGTAAAGAAATATTAGATATTGTTAATTCAAATAAAACGGATACGCATTTCTGTATATTTGACGAGCTTTATTCCGGTACGAACCCAGATGAAGCGGTGATTAGCGCAACAGCATTTATGGAGTACTTGATTAAAAATAGAAATGTGTCTTGTTTACTAACCACACATTATTTAAAGGTAGCCAAGAAATTAAAGCAAAATAAACGTATATTAAATCAACATATGGTTACAACAAAAACAAATAATAAAATTTCTTATAGTTACATACTTAAGGAAGGTATATCTGAAATGAAAGGAGGGATTAATGTATTATGTGACATGAATTATCCGCAAGAAATAATAGACAAAACTATAAATCAAATCTGACATAAACTAGTATAAAGTAATTCGTTAATTTAATAAATTAATTTATATACTCTTTTTGTAATAATATGGTATCTTTAACAGAATTATTTAACCCGACATTTTTGATGTTTTTAGGAATATTGCTACTCGCAATTGCTCTATTAGTACTTTATTTTGAAAGTAAATTTAGAGAGCAAAATCACAAAATAGCTTCTATGTTAAGTTTAGTTTCTTCTTTAGCAGAAGAGCTTGATACTAATAAAAGGATGATTAATCATTTGTCGATGGTTGGTTCTGGCCATGTCATATCGCAAAATATCAGTAATACACATCAAAAAATGAATGTAGAACAAAATTCGAATACAAATCCAGAATTAATTGATGTTTCTGATGATGATGACGATGAGGATGACGATGACGATGATGATGACGACGATGACGATGACGATGACTCAAACGAGTCTGAGGATGAAAAATCAGTTAAGGATGATGATTTAGAAGAAAAACATATTATTCAAATTCACGAACCATCAAATGTAAAAGTATTAAAAATTGATATTGATGAAAATGTAAATGATGATGATGATGAAATAGAAGATGTCATAGATAATAATTCTGATAATATGGATATTTTAAATGATTTAGATGAACTTGTATCGTGCAATTCTGAATCCACTAATGATAATCTTGATGACAATTTGGAAGTATCATTGCCTTTATATCACATAAACGATGAATTAGAAAAACAGGGTATCAGCAACGAAGGTCCTGTTTCGGTATTTGATTTGAAATCAATTAATATTTCTACTTTAGAGGAACCAAAAGACACGTTGGACTTTAAGAAATTGGCTCTTAATAAGCTAAGAAGTATTGTATCAGAAAAAGGATTATCCGCCGATGCTTCTAAATTAAAAAAACCAGACTTGCTTAAATTGCTAGGGTCCGAATAAGATTTTATATAGCAATAATATAAAATGAGTTGGGCAACATGCTATTCAGGATCAAACAACATTCACTTTAACTTTCCGCCGATAATGGCCGATGGGAGAAACTTTGCATCTTGGCAACCAGATGCTGTAATCAATCAGAGAATTCAAAAACAAGAAAAAATTAGGTCTAATTGGGAGTATCGCCAATATTTACAAAAGAATAGTCTTCAAATTATTAAATACAATAATTTGGAGGCCTGTTATGATTTAGGATTAGATTCACATGTTCAAACAGGTAATACCCCTTCAAACAATGTGCCTTACGCATTCAAGTCCGCTTTTGACACATCTACGCCTGGTTTTGGGTATTGTAATAGCGACTTAAAAAACCCCTATTTAACCAGAGAACAATTAAGTTCTAGAATGGTATCGCCCTCAATCAACCCTGCCAATTTTAAAAAATAGGTTTACTTTCTTATTAACTTAAAAGCTAAATATCTTATTTATTATATGAAGATACTTAGCATAGATGTTGGAATAAAAAACTTGGCGTTTTGTCTCTTTGAAAAAACGCAAGATTCTTCCCATTTCAACATTACAAAATGGGATGTTGTTAATATTTCAGAAGAAGAAACGTCGACATGTTGTCATGTAGAGAACAATAACAATATTACGTGTGATAAACCAGCAAAATTCTCAAAAGATGACAAATGCTTTTGTCTGAAACATGCTAAAAAACAACAATACCAAATACCTACAGCCGAACTAAAACACCCCTTTATTAATAAACAAAAAATTCAAAAACTGTACGATATCGCAGACAAATATAACATACTTTATACAAAACCTATTAAAAAGGCAGATTTGGTATCTTTAATAAATCAACACGTCGTACAAACATGTTTTAAAGAAGTACATGCCACAAATGCGTCCAAGGTTGACTTGATTAAAATAGGTATGAATCTGAAAACAAGATTCAACCATTTATTTTCAGACGAAATCACGATTGAATATGTTATTATTGAAAATCAAATCAGCCCTATCGCTAACAGAATGAAAACAATTCAAGGAATGATAGTTCAATATTTTATTATGTCGAACATAAAAGTAGATAAGTATGAATTTATATCTGCGTCTAATAAATTAAAAGACTGTACCATTGAGGATAAGACAAGCTATACAAACAGAAAAAAACTGGGTATAGCAAAGTGTTTAGAAATGATTTCAAACGACCATCGATTTAACGAGAAGACTGATTTTTTTAAAACTCATAAAAAGAAGGATGATTTGTCTGATTCCTTTTTACAAGGCATGTGGTTTATTAACAACAAAAAACCATAATTTATATTATTTAATTCGTATGACTTAAAATTAAAAGTTCTATTTAATGAATAATAATGGCGGACTTTATTGAATTAACTGAACTGGATATAAATGATGATTCAAGTAATTGGAATAACAGACAATCATTAAAATCTTCGAATTTTGGCGGTGGACTGGAATTATTAATGAATGACAAAGTCAAAGAAAGTAAAACTCAAAATAGCGATATTGATTTAGAAGATTTAAATAATTTGGAAAATGAATTAAATAATTTAGTTGATGATTCAAACACTAGTTTTCAACCCAAATCTGAAATGTTTAGTAATCCCAGTTCTAATTTTGGTTCCGAAGATAAACAAAACGTTCGGTTCAATTTTGGTGATGGACCATCTATTGGAAAATCTACGGCTGAATCGTCTACTGAAAATAAAAGTTGGGATGGGTACGCAAAATTTAATAACGTACCTCTAAATCCTGACAAACCAGTCTCATCACAACCTCAATTATCAAAAGATGAAATGATGAGAGAGAAATTCAAGTTTTTACGAAAGCTAGAAGCCCTCGAGAAAAAAGGCATCGAGTTATCAAAAAAATATTCTATGGAGTCGTCGCTTCAAGAAATGATTGGCGAATATGAAACTATTATGGAGGAAAAGGGCAAGCAAAACTCTGTAAAATTTCAGGGCAACATGTTGATGGCTTGTATCAATGGTATTGAATTTCTCAATGGACGGTTTGACCCGTTTGATATCAAACTCGACGGATGGAGCGAACAAATCAATGAAAATATCAATGATTATGATGACATTTTTGGCGAACTACATGATAAATATAAGAGCAAAGCGACCATGGCTCCTGAATTGAAATTACTTTTCCAGCTCGGAGGAAGTGCGATGATGGTCCACATGACGAATACAATGTTCAAGAGTGCGATGCCTGGTATGGACGACATTTTAAGACAAAATCCCGACTTGATGCGCTCATTCCAGAATGCGGCGGTAAATTCCATGGCACAAACAAGTCCGGGATTTTCAGGTTTCATGAGTAATATGATGAATCCTGAGCCATCCGCATCTCAAGGTTTCGGCCCTCCGCCTCCGATGGCCACTCAAGGCCCCAATGCCATCCCGACCCCATTGGGACGTCCCGGTAACAACAACTATTCAAACCGCCCAGACCTAAATATGGGTCAGAGCAATTTTTCGAATGATGGGATAAGTTTGAGAGAAAATTTCGAAAGACCAGATGTCCAAGATAGAAGTAGTAAACGACAATCGCGACCTGAGATGAAAGGACCAAGCGATATTACAGATATTTTATCCGGATTAAAAACTAAAACGATAAATATCCAGGAACCGTCACAACAACAACGCCAAAATAATGATAATAGCACGATTAGTATTAGCGATTTGAAAGACCTACAATCCAATGGAAATATGCCGAGTCGTAGTAAAAGAAGACAAAAGTCTGCGAGTAACACTGTAAGTTTAGATATCTAATTTAACACGTATAACAATCTGAGTCAAATAATAAATATGCGGAGCTAAAATTAATTTGAGGCACATAATAATTGTCAAATTTAACCCTTGTGATGATTATTATTAAAATGAATAGAATACATATTATCCTACCGGTGTTGGATAGTTTCATATATATATTTATATATTATTTATATAAAAATATGTTTCCGATAAAATGTTCCGGTTTTATTTGGTTGCATTGTACGAGCGTTAATTTTTAAATTCGTTTAGTTACTTGAGTAGATATAGCTTTTCCATTAACAATAGAGTGAACAGTAGTTACATTGTATCCAGCATTATAAAAATCAGCAGTATTATAGCCGCCCGTTTTTAAATCAGACATTGTATAACCTACATTTATTAAATTAGATATAGTATATCCATTAGCTTTTAACTGGCTTACATTGTATTCAGCATTT